ACTTCAGCTTCAAAAGTTTTCTGACCTAAAAACTTTGCAAGTTCTCCGTATAGTTTAATTTTCCTTAACATAACGAATCCTCTTACCTGTACATTTTAACAACCATTCATCTAATAGATCACGACTTGATAATCTATTTTGTAAATGATGCAAAACTGTTTGCTGTCCTAAGTAAACACCAATATGATTTAATCCGCTACTGCTTATTGACATTAATAATAAATCTCCATATTGTAAATCTTCTTCTGGATGTAATTCTCTAAATCCTGTTTTTGCAAAACAATCTACAAACATTGGGTTTTTTATAAAATCTTCTGGATCGTTTGGCCTAACCCAATCAATAAGCTCTATTCCCAACTCTTCTTTATACCAATCTCTACATAAACTCCAACAATCAGTAACACCCCAAACCCATTTTCTACCAATTAAAGGTGCTTTATAACCACACGGTTCGCAATACTGCCAATCTTTTAGTTGTGGCTGTACTATCCACCATTTTAAATCTGACTTTTCACAGGCAACTCTATCTGCTTCACTTGGTTTTGCACTGGTAACTGGATGACTATGAACAACACCAACTATTTCTCCTTCATTATCTTCAATCCTTACCCAATCATCAGCATCAATAATAAATTGATCTGACGGATCAAACGCTAAATTTTTACAGGGGAAATAAACTTCTTTTCCTTTTTTAATAACTAAAAGACCACAAGATTCTCTTGGTTGTTCTTGTATAGCGTGTTCTAATGCTTTATCTTGCCAAGTCATGCAAAAAACGATCCAACACCAGGAAAATCTTGTGGTAACACCTGACGTTTTGGTAAACGTACTCCATCTAAATCCATCTTAGCACTTAGTTCAAATTCTATTCCATTTCTATTTTCTGCAACTTTTCTGTCTATAAAAAATATTTGAGTGGCAAATGTGGCAGTAGGATCAGGCGTACCAAATGGATTGATGCCAGCTTCCATATCTATCTGACTGCCATTCTCTTGCAATAAAAAACTACCATCTTCTAATAAAATATCTCCACCAAGAAAATTTACATTATCAATATATCTACTTAAAGTTCTGATACGAGTAACTTTTGCTCCTTCTAATCCTTGAGGTAAAGTTAATATTAAAGTTGTAAATGTTCCTAAAATATTAGAAATAGACAAACGAGGTCGAGGTAATGTTTTAGAAGTAAAATCAAAACCACGGGCTTCTATCGGCATCCTTGTATATTGATTGCCAGCAAAAATTACGTCTTGGTTTTCATTAGTATTTACTCCATTATGAAAATAGTAAATTGTATTAGAACCATGAATAGCAGTTATTAACTCAAGTTGAAAAAGCTCAATAATACTACTTGGATTTATTTTTTGTAGTTCTGATACAGGACTCGTCATTAAGGCTCAAATACTTGTTGGAACGTCATAGTTAATTTAGCTCTATTTACATAAGGAATTGTTTTAGTCCAACTAAGACATATCCATTTATATGCAGCACCACTTCCAGGAGGTTGCCAATCAAAGGAAGCACCATCTTCTGCTCTAGCCTCAAGAAATGCTTCTATTGTGTCTGAATCTGCTTCACTTACATCAAAATTAAGCGACCATTCATATGGAATAGTGTTTAATCCAAATTTAATTCTATGTTGGTAGCCATCATTAAATTGAGCAATATTTATTTTGGGCTTTGTAGTTTTACGAGCCTGATAAGTAGGACTGATTGAGGGGAAAGTAGCCATTATCCTAATAAACCTCCTGGTCTTCTTTCTTTAATTAGTTCGGCTTGAACTGCTGCTCCTATTAATCTACCTAATTCTTCTCCGTTTGCTTGATCTCCTTCAGTTGAAGTACCAGAAGCATCTACATTTACTACTATATTTGTTGAACCACCAAGAGCATGATTTGGTGTAATCATTCCCGATACACCTGGACTAAATAACTCAGGCCCACGTTCTCCGACAATGTAACTATTACCACCTTTCACCGGCCCACCATTTGCTCTATTAAAATCAGCCATCGTAACTTCACCTGGTGTTGCTGCGGTTAAACCCTTACCTGCAAAAACATCAGTTTCGCCACCACCTCCACCTCCAAAGAATTTCAATCCAATACCTAGTATTCTCATTTCTATCTGTTTTGCAATCATTTGTGCAGCCATATCTAAGAAAGCATCTGCTGTTCTTTGGAAAAGCCTTGCCAAAGCCTGTTGTGCTGTCATTGATCCGCTTACTATTCCTTTAAATGATTCTCCAAAAGCACTTCCTACTGAATCAGCAACAGTCGTAACCATATAACCTACACTCGTTAACTTTTTAAGTTCTGCTGATACTGAATCTATCGCAGATGGAATACTATAACTCATGCCTAGAACTTGAGTATCTAATTCTGCTAACAACTCTTGAACTTTTGGTAACTCAGTTGTCAATTCCTCAAATTCTGCTGTAATCCTTGCAACATCTTCTTCAGCTTTTTCAGCAGCTTTTTTAAAGAACTCAGGAAATACCTTTTGAAGATCCAAGAAAGGAACTTTCATTAAAATCATTGTTCTCAACTGGCCTTTAAGTATGTCTGCTATTTTATCTTGTCTTGTTATTTGTCTTGCCTCTGATATTTCTCTTCTAAAATTTTCTTCCAGTATCATTCGATTAAGTTTTAATTGAACATCTTTAAAACTTGTTATTTTTGCTTCTCTCAATAATTGAATTTGTTGTTGAATACTTAATCCATTTTGTTCATCTAATATTGCTGTTACAAGTGTTTTAGTATCACGCATTGCAGCTAAATTTTTAAAAGTTTGAGGATTATCGCCAAAAATAAATGCAGCAGATTCCCCTGCTTCTCCATATCTTGCAAATGCTGAAGCAAGACCAAGAACTTCATCTTTAGTCATTCCTGTTGTTCTTTTTAAATCATTAAAAGCATCTCTTGTAAAACCAGCAGAGCTTCCAGCATTTTCAAATGATCTACTAATCTTTGATAAAGATTGATCTAATTTATCTTGTTCTTCTATAAAAGTTCCAATCGCTGTACCTAAAATAGATAAAGCAAAACCAAACTGGCCTCCTATTAGTCCACCTAAAGCACCACCAGTTGCACCACCAACTGCTGCTGCTCCTGTTTGTCCAAACAATAAAGGAAACGCACCACCAATAATTGCACTACTAGCAATATTGCCCATATTACCTTTTTGATATTTAGCGTTTTGTTGTTTAGCTTTTGAGTTTTCTTTGGTTGATTTTGTATTTTGATTTTGAAGTTTAGTATTTTGAAGATACATACTATTATTCAAATCTAGGCCTTTTGTTTGTTTATGTAAGGCAGCAGTGGCAGCTTTATGTTTTGGTGTTCCTATAGTTAATTGGTTTACATATTCTTGGAGAGTATCTGCTGCTGCCATTTGTTGATTAGCAGTTTTACCAAAAGCTTTTTCTCCTTTATTTACAGTATCGACAAGATTTTCCATATCTTGTCTGTATTTTTTTATCTGATTACGAGACTTTTTTCCTCCTTTGCCTCCAATATTTCTAGGATTCTCTATATCAATACCACGAATACTATCTACGCTTTTTGCTAACTGCTCTGCTTTCTTTTTTGCTCTATCAAGACCAGATTCTCCTACAATATTAAATTTTATATTTACACCGTAATCGGCCACAGCAAAATTAAAACTTTATTTTAGTTTACCGCTTTTAGCGTTTTCTTGCCCGTGATTTATTTTTTGTTTCTTGAATTGTTTTTTCTTCTATCTCTCTTTTTAATTCATAATATCCAGACCAGCCTATCAATTCTTCTTGAGTCATCTGTTGACATAGTTCTCGAACAGTAAGACCTAATTCTGAAGCTAGAAAAAATATAAAATGCCAGTTATTATTAGCTTTTTAAATCTGCTTTCGCTTCCTCCATTTTATATTCAGATCCAGAGTTTAACATTGCTAATTGTATCTCTTGAAGAATAGAAGCATTTACTTCTCTTCTTAAAGATGCTTTATGACCATCTTGAAATAATCTTTTTCCATCTTTATCAAGAGCTTTTGTAATTAAAAGACTTAATGCAAAATCATCAGCAGATGAATTATCTCCAGACATAGCAACGATAGATTCTCTTTCAGCAAGGGTTAATGGATTCCAGTAAATTTCTAAAACTGTTTCTTCTCCATCTTTTAATTCATACAAATATTTCTGGCTTACACCAAATTTGTTCTTAAGCAGTTCAATCGCTTCCATAAATTTATTAGATTGCTATTCTATTATACTAAGCGTTTGCTGAAAATTGACAAGATATTATTCCAATGAAATGACTTCTATCCTCTATTTCTAATGGAGTTGGGCCATTTATATCTAATACTCTAGGTTTGCAACTAAAAGTATCTGTGTAATTAGAAGCGTTAACAGAGGTTAATCCATCAATAACAGCTTCAGAAATAGACGATAAAACAGAAGTACCTTTTGATTTTGGAACGTAAACATTACATTGAATAACACCAGCGTAATAATCTGAAGCTGCTCCCTGATTTTGTAAAGTTGATTGGTTAAAATCTACACTCATTAAAATATACTTTTTACTTTTTCCTGGAGTTATAAAATGAACATTATCATAAACCATCTCAACAGTATTATCTGCTGCTGCAACTGCGTCTGTTACTGCTTTTTCAAATGCTGCTCTTGTGTTTACTAAAGTCATAACTAAAAATCCTAATACTGAATAATAGTTTTTGGTTTAACTGATCCAAAACCTTTTGTAGTATATCGTTGTCCAAATCGTACTTTACCTTTATCAGTCATTTTTCTTTTTATTTTTTTTCCTAAACCACCTAAATATCTTTGTAATCTGCCAGACTCTAAAACATATATTGAATAAACTGCTTTATTTCCAATATAAACAGGTTTTTTATAATTAAAAACTCTTTGTTCTTCTCCAATAGGAAATCGTGGCCTAATTTCAGGATTTTCAGGTCTTGAAGATTTTCCTGTTCTAAAAAATTCTTCTGAGGCTTCTCTTTTTATGCTTGCCCAGGGTTCGTAATTTTCTACTTTATCTGTTGGAATAAGAGGAGTTCCCTGAATCTTCCAGCTAGAAGCAAAAAAACCTGTCCATACTGGCATTTCATTTTTATCTGACAAGTCTGTATGAACTTCTTGCAGTAACTCATTAAAATCTGCACTAATTTGACTATCTAAATCTTTAGGTAAGTCTTCTAATCGTCTAGTAACAGGCATTAGAATCGCACCAAAATAGAAAACAGATAGACTTGCCCGCCTCTTTTTGTATCAATATCAACTATCTGTGCGACTCTATTTGAACCACCAAAACTTAATGTAATTTCATCATCTAAATCTGCTTGATTATCTCCTATTTGATCTGGTGTTATATACAATTTTGCCTGTCTCATTTCTTGACCAGTTTCCTCTTCTGATTTAATAAAAGATATTGGAACTTTAATACTGTAACTTGTATCAGTTGTAGTCAAAACTCCTGTAGAGGTGTTGTAAGAAGGAGATGCTTTCTTTGTATAAGTAATACTGTAATCCTGTGATGCACCAAGTTGAGATACAACACTTTTAGCTACATTTTTAAATAGTGAATCTAATTGACCAGCCATTATCCTCTAACCACTCTCATTTGAAAACTTCCTGCTCCACCTAACATATATGCACCAAGATAACTTTGTAACCACGGGTAAACATCTAGAATATTATTTATAGATCCTGTTCCCTGACTATCAGTATTATATTTAACCTGTAAATCTCCTAACTGTACTTCAGAAAAATTACCATCTTTACCAGTTGTACCAGTAATTGCATCAGTATCATTTGCCAAAGCTCTAGCTAATTCATATTGTGCATATTTGATATTTAATGGAATAGTAGAACAAGCTAATTCAACACCATCAACTTGATAATTATTTCTAGGAAACTTAAGTGCTTGACCATCATCACATCTATCTCCATAAAATACAAAACTATCAATCCATCTAGTAGCTGATATTAATGCTCTGTTCTTTTGATCGTCTGTTTTGTTTGTCCAAGTAGACGAATCTGGAACTGTCTCAAAGTAAGTATTAGCTTCAGCTAATGTGACATAGCTATTAGCATTTTCTCCTTTTACAGTTGCATTTATAGTAGCTGCCACGATTTATAAAGTAATTTAGTTTTATTGTAGCGTAAAGAAAAAACCCCACCAATAATTGATGAGGTTTTCGATGACCACTTTCTAATATTATTAAGAAATATTAGATGTATCAAGTGGTGAGTTAACAATGATCTCGACCATAGGAATTAGGTCTGCATCATATGTAATTGCCCAGTTGTTTGAGTTACCTAACTGTGCGTTAGTTGGGTTGTCAGTAGCAGATGTCCACTTAGTTCCCATAACGTGATAAGCACTGTGGTAGTCAACAGACATAACATCCTGCTTAGATAAGATGTTTCTATCTGATTCAATGCTTAGAGGAGATTGCTCACCTTCAAGAATTGTTCCTGACTTAATTAAGAAGCAACGGAACTCAGTCTGATGACCAGAAGAACCAGGAGCAACTGTATTAACTTGAGAGTCAATAACAACATTCATACCAGCAAATTGACCGATACTTCTGTCAGTTACACCAACTCCACCGCCACCCCAAGTTACTGCACCACCAGTTGATAGAGCAGATGTTGAGAATGTAAGAAGACCTACTTGATATAAGTAGTAAGCAACAGATGGATGAACAACTAGAGTATCTAGCTCTTCGCCTCTTTCTCCAAGAAGTGATCTACCTCTTGCAACTGTAGAAGCTGTTAGGAAGTTCGCTTCAACAGCACTTGTACCAGCTTTAGCTACGTCAAGTGAGTTTGCACCTAAAGGACCAGTACCAGAAGCAAATAAACCATCTAACAAGCTGAATAGTCTTGCGGAGTTTAGTTTGTTGATAGCGTCTGCAATTTGGTTTCTGATGTGACCCATTGGATCTTCACCAGCAGCCAATACAGCTACGTCATCAACAGCATACGCAAAACCTCTATGACAGATAGTTGCGATCTGTGTTCCTGTACCAATCTTCTGTGGTGTCAAATAACCATTGTTACTTGTACCCCATGTTGCTGTACCATCTAAGATTTCCTCAGTTGGAGCGATTGGGTTAAATTCTGGAACTTGGATTCTTGTTCCACCTTCTGATGCGTCAAGAAGTGAGTTTCTTACAACAGCACCAGATTTGATAAATGCACTACGCTCTTTGATAGCTTCGGAAACGTATGTGCTGAGATTATTTCTCTTAACGATGTCCGCTAATAGGACACCGCCAGAGTAATTCTGAAACGGAGCAGCCATTCAGATTACCTTGTTACTTTTGCGATACCCTAGTCACGGACAAGGGGATTAGTCTCACAGAAACTAACTATTTTTGAGCCTCTTGCTTGAGCACTGCTGCAAGCTGTGGGTCTTGTTCTGATAATATCATTTGTTGAGTCAGATTGCCCGTTTTCCAGGGATTTACTTGACCTCCACCAGCATTTCCTACAGGACTTGGTTTTGCTCCCATTCCAGCAGCAGAACTTGGCTTGAAATGATGTTCCCAACCACTACCAGGGTTTTTGAGACTACTGAGATAGGTATTTAAATCTTGTTCAACTCCACCATTAAGAACAACAACTTTACCTTCAGCATTTTTTTGTAACTTTCCTTGTAACAATGCTAAAGTCTGTTCTGCATTTATCGCTCCAAGATTACTGATAGCTGCAAGTGCTGTTGTTTTTGTAGAAGCTATTTCGTGAGAGTTTTTCATCTCTTCTAGCTGTTGAGACAAGTTAGAGATTTGCTGGTCTTTTTCTTGTGCCGTTTTATTAGCTTCTTCCCAAAGAGTTTTCCATTGACCTTGTTCTTCTAACTCTTGGGTTCGTTTCTGTTCTTTTTGTTTATAAACATCATCAAGTTTTGTTTTGATGCCTTTAAACTTTTCTTCTCCTTCTGCTACTTGTTTTTTAAGAGCAGAAAGTTGAGCTTCGTATTCTGCTTTTATAGAGTCTAAATTAGGAGCTTGTGGTTGTGAAGTAGTTTCAGCCACGGGCTGTTCAGGAGGATTCACGGAATCAGGCTGAATTACTTTTTCTTCGATTGCCATTAATTATTCAGAAAGTGGATTAGTAGTTTTCTTTTTAGTAGCTTTTTTCTTTGTTACTTTTGGTTCGGGAGCAGGACAAACTTCAGCAACTTCGTGTGCTTTAGCTTTTTGTTCTACTACTTCCCATTTATATGTTCCGTCAGGTTGCAGAACATGATCTATGGATTTAGCCATAAAAATATGTGTACTTGTCTATCATTCTAACAAACTATTCAGATTTGACCTCATTTGCTGTTGGTAATACTTCTCCTTGTACCAAAATATCTCTAAATTCATCTCTATCAATGACTTGTTGATCGAATAAAGATGTTAAAGCTGTAATATCTTGTCCAATTAGTCTTTCAATATCAAAATCTCTACTAATTTTTACTTCTGGTGGTTCAATTCCTACATATTCAGCAGATAAATTAAATGCTTTTTGTAATTTTTGTTCTAATTCCATAGAAACCATCGCAAGCATAGAGTTTGTATCTACACGATCTAATCTTCGAGCATCAGCACTTTCAGCTACAAACTTTTGCTGACTTAAAGTACTAATACCAAGAGTAGCCATTTGCATTTGCAATTCCTTAATTTCAGCTGATTGAGCATCAAAAGCACTTGAAGCTGGTTCTACATAATAAACTTTATTTCCTGGTTGAGTTGCCATTGCATAATTAACAGATATAGCAAGGTCTTTGGTCTGATCGTCATATCCTTCCATTACAAGCATTGGTTGAGATGCAACGTGCAAACTATGTATCAAATCAGCTTGTCTTTGAAAATGAGCAAGGTTTAGATACGCAATATCAAGTAATGGTGGTTTGCTTACTAAATTATCTGTTTTACCAGAATAGATAGTAACTAAAGGTATTTCTCCTAAAGAAAAATTACCAGATTCTACTTGTCTATAGTCTTTATCTGCTGAACCTACTTCAAAACTACCAACTGAACTTTCATCAGACACATCATACATTTCTTCTATTTGTTCTTTTTTACGAAAAACTCTATATTTGCCAGGTTCTATTACTCTTATTTGGTCAAAAACCTTTTCACCAAACTGCCCATCAGGTAAAACTGCTTTTTCAGCCAATCTTACTTGTATTAGATTTCCGTAATTAGATTCTCTATCTAATCTCCAACCATAAAGATTTGTTGGATCGACTTCAATCCAGTATGGTCTTCTATCTTGTGCTCTTTCTTCTGCAAGACTAACAGCACCAGATGGTGCAGGATAATCTACAAGAATATGACTTTGACCATAAGTAAGAGAACACATCAATATTCTTCTTGCATATTCATCTAAATCTGACTTGCAACCATCAACATCCATTTTGAACATTTCTGTCCAATAAGGATCACCAGTAAGTGTTATTGGTTTTCTTAATACAAGACCTGTAGCTGCTCTTATTAATCTCTGTGTAAAAGGACTAAATACTGCTCGATTTACTCTTGCAAGATAAGCCTCATAATCTTCTCTTGGCTCTAATGGTAAAAATGCTTCACTATTTTGTCTAAGATAGTCGGTTCCTTCTGTAACAGCTTTCATTATCTCCCAACCTTTCATCATATCCAGAACTGCTCTTGTTCTGGTAAAAGGACTATCAATCCCACCTACAGAAGTAGATGAAACTATATTGGTTCGTATTGGCCCAGGAACAGCATAGGTCATTTACGACACCTCCATTTCTTTAAAGCTAACGCTTTTCTAGTAGGTTCACCATTAGGTTTTTTCATTGGCCCTGGCATCCCTGACATTCTTGCACAAAAAGATGCTCGTCTTTTGGCTGCTTTACTGCCAGGCTTTACTTTTCCTGTAACTGGTGCTTTTAAATTACTACCTGTAGCACGATTGTATTTCGCACGACCTTTTGCAGTTAATCCACCAGTTTTAGACTTTTCTCCCCTGCCTATACTTAAATTTACTTGTTTACGTTTTTTTCTCATTTGCCCACCTTTGCTTGTGCCTTTTTATGAGCTTGGGTAAAAGTATCTCCTGCTCTCATTCGCCTTTTCATAAACTCCATATGCTTCGCACTATGATGCTCAGAATGTTTATCTAATAAATTTTTTTGGCGAGTGGTAAGTTTCACTTCTTTTTCTTTTTTTTCTTAGAACGTAGTTTTTTAAGATCAGCAGCCGTAATCTTATCCCGTGGTGGAGCAACCGCAGCAAGTTTACGCTGTTTGCCCGAATAAGATGATTTGGGCATTAGACAGCAGAAGTAATAGCACCAGTTGTTACAAAACTAACTGATACTGTGGAAATGTCTCCAACTGTAGAACTAAATGAAGTTCCTGTAATAATTCCGTTAAAACTTAATTTTTTACTGCCTGATGTATCTAAGAAAAGATTAAATGAAGCATCACCAGAATCTTCAGCAGTTAATACATCTGTGATAATTTCAGCAGTATCATCTCCAGATGTTGCTGTGTAAAGAAGATCAACAGTACCAGAACCAGAAATTAAAGATCCTACATACTTTCTTGATGTATCTCCATGAGCAGTGCACTCTAATGTGTCTTTTGTAGTATCTAAAGTCCAAGCTGTTGTAGAAGCTATAGCTCCAACTGATCCAGTTCCGTTATCAAATGATACAGAGCCTTCTTCACCACGAAAAAATGCCATGATTCTAAGAAAATTTTACTTATAACAATATATTACCTTGAAACTGCGTTTTTCACAGTTATTTTTTCTTCTTTTTTCGTCTATGTTGATAACTTATCTTCTTGCTACCCGTTTTTTCACGTTTAAACCTAGCTTTTTCGGCTGATGACATCTCTCCAGTAGTCTTAGGTGTCTTACTTGATACACGTTTGCTGGGTCTACAAGCTGGATAGCCTCGTTTTTCACCTTTTGATCGGCCACAAGGTTTACCAGTTTTGACATCAACCCATTTTTCTTTAAACCAACGGGTTAAACCACCACTACTTCTTGCCACGTTTTTTAGCCTCGGTGCGATAAGTACCACCACGCTTTTTGTACTCTCGTACAAGCCATGCGTTAGCGTAAGCAGAAGGATAAACCTTGAATTTACGTTTAGCTTCTGCTTTTACCCTAGAGTATAACGCTTTATTTACAGGAACATTCGCCACGTTTTTTACCTCCCTTCTTTTTCTTCTTCTTTTTCTTAGTCGTAGAATGATACATGATAAGAATTAGGTAGTTCTTAATATATTCTAAACGAAGTTTGGCCTAATGTCTCTGGTTTGGCAAGGTTAAATTGTTGTAAACATAGATAACCAAAAGCGTCAAAAGCATGGTCAACCCCCAGGTTTTTGTTTGGCATACCTGTATTTGGAGCGTAAGTGAGAGTTCTGAGTGATTTTATCAACTCTTTACATCTTGGATGAATAAAAGTTCTTCGATTTCCATTTGCATCAAGTAAAGCAGTATTAACAGAAGTAATCTTATCTCTAATTTTCCAGGGAGATTTAGGACTCATAACTGTAAAACCTGACCTTCTAAGGATCGTATGATCTGTAACCCCTACCCCACTTGTTTTTCTTGCACTACCAGTAGGGTCAGGACAAGCAATAACTCTTCTATCTACCCCATATCGCCTTGTAACTTCTTCCGCAAAATCCCAAGTTGTTGCTCCACCCGTCAGCATGATCTCATCAAA